GATGATCACTGCCAACTCAGCGCCACTGGCAAACGCACCATCAGGCGGCACGGTTTCGAGTGCCAGTTCAACGTTGTAGAGCCCGCAGTAGGCGTCATCGACGGCTGGCGATTCCGTGTACCGCCAGCGGTAGTCCGTCAGCTGGTAGTCGCTGATGGTGGTGACGCCGCTCCAGATGCTCGATGGCAGTGTGAAGCTTTCAAAGCTGCCGAACTGGCCTTGGTAGTGGCTGAGGATGCTGAGCATGTCAGCCTCAGCCAGGGCGATGAAACTCAGCCGAACTGAGCTGCTCAGCATCACATTGCTATGACGCACGCGATTCTGCAGGCTGTTGTAAGTCGTGAACGGCGTGTGCGGATACTCGCCTGGCGTGAAGGCGCGTGTGGCTGGCGTTAGTGAAGGGAAGGTTGTCATAAATTCTTATGGCGTACCGCTGCCGTAAATGCCGCATTCGTTATTTCCCACCCAAGTACCTGCTTCCGTTTCCTCGTATTCGCTGAATGGAATAAGGTCCCTGTAATCGTAGGCAACAACATTAGGATTGCTTGCTGATCTGTAATAGGCGATTCCGCTAGGGAGTTCGCTATTTGAAGCGTGGCAGCCGCTAACGGCAGTGCCGCAGAAAATCTTATAGCCAACCATGTCAGGCGGGCATCCAAAAGCACCTCCAAAGCCTTGATGTACAGCCCAACCCACCGGGTTGCCGGGGGCACCATTTGACCAGCCGGTTACTGGCACGATTTGAGTGGTGCCGGTTAGCACATCGTCGCAGTAGATTTTGAAATAAACTTCGATCTCCTCTTCTCCTACTGCGATGTAGGCGTAATAAGGGATCATGAAGGGATCTGTGCCCTCCTGACTCTCTACCATCTCTCCGTTCACGTACTTATCGATTCTGATTGTCTGCCCTGCATTGCAGGGACTTGGTATTGTCCAGATTGAATCAAGCGTAGGAGTTAGCTGCGGAGTTCTTGCTAAATCGCCAGCGGTAATTGCAGGGAACACTGTTGCAGGTTGCCCGTCAAGCCCGTCATCAGCGTTGCCGGTGTCGCCAGTCGGCGCTGAATCGTTGAAGCCCAGCCCGCCGCCGCTTGGTGATAGCTCCAGGGGTTCATCACCATCAGCCGCCGTGAATGTCTCAGCGGGGATGGTGTTGTCGCTGCTGGAGTTCACATCACAGCTGACGCCAGTGCGGCCGCTTGGCAGGATGATGCCAGTGCCGACAGCAGCAGCCACATCCAATGCGATCAGGCTGCGCCCTTGGTCGTCGATCGGGAAGTGTGTGGCCTCATAACTCACATCACCCGCCAGCGTCTTGGTGATCCGCTCCACCTGGTAGAGGTAATCATGCACCGAGTTGGCGTAGGTGGTGTTGTCACGGGCCAGCTGCACGCGGATGATGTCGCCAGCGCTGATCAGCGTGTTGTGCTCCTGCGGCCTGGCTGCAAACCGGATGGTGTGCGTGGTGTAGAGCCGCTTGGCCAGGATGTAGGCGCCAACCTTGACGGCGTGATCCTCGCTGGTGCAGAACGTCGAGAGATCATGCGACTCATACGGCCCGGTCTCGGCAGTCCCGCTGTAACGCACCTCGGCGGTGCGGATAATGCCGATGTCGCTCTCTAGCTGCTGGCGCCAGATCACCTGCACCACGAACGGCTGCCTGTCCGCCAGTGACAGGTAATTGATCTCCAGCGTGCCGGGCAGCACGGTGTCTTCGGTGAAGGTGTACTCCGCCGTGATCGCCGTGGTCTTGATGGCGCCGCCCGCAGTCACCGGCAGCAGTGGCCGCAACCCGCGTTTGCCGCCTGCGCTGCTCTCAGCCAGCAGGAAGTAGGGCGCCAGCCTGGCGGCGAGGTCGGAGTAGTTGGTGCTTTCGCGGATCTCGATGTTGCAGGTGAAGCCGTTCACCTCAAGGAACGTGGCTGCTGCCAGCAGTGCGGTGTTGTCGATCATCGCCGCCGGCACCCTGCTGGTATTGACCAGCAGCCACTTCACCAGGTCCGCGAAGTTGTCGCTGGGGCCGGTCACGCTGTCGTAGATCCGGGTGACGGCCATGCCACCACGGATGAACAGATGCACCTGGCGGTTGTACTGATCAAAGCCGTCCGGGATGGTGACGTTGAAGCTGAGCGTGCTGATGCCCGGATAGCTGCCGACGGTGCCGCAGAAGAATGGCGCCTCGGGCAAATCCTTACCGGCACGCTGCACCAGGAAGTTGCCGGGTGTCCAGGTGCCAGCCCTGCGGTCGTAGGTCTGCGTGTGAGCGCCAACGCGGCAGGCACGCTGAAAGACGTCCTTCACCGGGATGCTGTCGAGCCGGCCCTCGCTCAGCACCAGCATGTAGTAGGCGGTGACGTTGTTGCTGGCGTCATTCTCGAAGCGTGCTTCGGTGGCGCCGGGACTGATGAGGATGCCGCCTTTGCTGTTGCGGAATCGGGCGAACACGATCGGCACCGGCTCGCCAATCTGCGCGAACCGCTGCGGGCTATCTAGCTCTGTGGTGCCCTGCGCGGCGGTTGCATCAGCTGGTGCGTTGATCTGACCGGCCTGGATGGCCAGCAGTGCCAGTGGATCGCTGGAGGAAAGGAAGCTCACTGCCTGATACCCTGCCCCATGATCGCTAATGTCAACCGGCGCGGCGGCACTTGTGCTCCAACGGGAGACAATGCCGAGCCGAGCTGTATGGTCAGGCTAGTCAATCCGCCATTGCCGCCAACCACTTGGCCGGTGTACGCAGCCACCAGTTCCTGCCCAGCTTGCGGTGTGTTGTTGCCAGCGGTGGAATCGAACTGGTAGATGCTGAGATCCACCAGGCGGCCATCGCTGATGGCAGCCAAGAACGCATCCAACACCAGGCCGGTGGCTGCAGCGGTAACAGAGACCGATTCTTCAGTGCCACTGCTGCCGGCGGTGATGCCATCAGCGATGAACGGCACGTAGTTCCAGCTGGCGCTCGACCATGTGACGCTGGTGTTGGCGTAGTAGCTCTGCCAGCGCTGGTAGGTAACACCAGCAGCGTCATAGATGCGGAGGTATTGGCTTTGTGCTCTCATCAGGCCATGCCCAGCGCGATGCGTGCAGACGGTGTACGCAGACGGCCGATCACACCTTCAGCGGTCAACCGCATGGCGCGTTCCATGTCGGCCACCGTGACATAGCGCTGGCCGTCGAACTCCATGACCGGGCCGGTGGTGATACTGATCGTGGGCGTGCCGCCGCCTGATGCAGCACCTGCCAGCACTGCGCCGCCGCGAGCGCCTGCTAGGTAGTTGCTGCTGGCCGCGGCCATCTTGGATTCGGGCACCACATATTCGCGCTCGCCGCCTTCGCCCACCATCGCCAGCGTTGGTCGGTCCACCACGCCGCCCTGCGCAAAGGCTGGCACTGTGAGTTGCGGAATCAACGGGATATCGGGCGCCGGCAGTCGGTTGAACCCACGGATCAGCACATTGATCAGTCCTGCCGCGGAATTCACGCGATCCGCCAGATACTGCAGCACGCTACGAAAGACATTCTTAATCGTGCCGACTACTGCCTCAAATGCTTTGCCGATCGCGCTGCCGATCTTGCTGAAGATCGCCACTGCACCATCGTAGAGACCCTTGAAAAATCCAAGAATTGGCCTTACGTAGTAGTCCATGTAAGCCTGCGCACCAGCCTTTAATAGATCGCCGATCGTATTAAAGGCTCCACCAATGAAATTCACCACAGCATTAAATGCCGCGCCGATTTGATCACGGAATGCGTAGATCGCAACGCCAGCCGCAACCAGCAGTGCCACGATGCCAACCGGGCCAGTGATCAGCACGATGAATGCTGTGGCGATGCCGGCGATAATACTGCCTGCACTGGCCAATGCGCCGCCTGCCGCGAACAGGCCAGCAATCGCGCTGCCGATCGAGATGATGGCCGAGATCGCAGGCGCCAATGCAACCAGCGCTGTGAGCAATCCGCCGATCACCAGCAGCGTGGCCTGCACCGGCTCTGGCAATGCCGTGAACGCTTTGATGATGCCAACAATCCCCTGCGCGATGCTTGTAATTGCAGGCAGCAACGCCGTGACTGCTTCGTTGAATGGTCCGCTCAGGCTGCGGCCGATTGCATTTAATGAATCATTGAACTCATCAGCTGACTTTGCCATGTCGCCCGAGATCGTGGCTTGATATTGCTCAAGCGCAGCGCGGCCTTGATTCAACATTGGAATCAGCTCAACGCCAGACTTGCCGAATAGCTGCATTGCCAGCGCAGACTTCTCAGCGCCATCTGGCATCTTGGCAAACCGATCTGCAATATCAAGCATCACTGCATCAAGGCCGCGCACCTTGCCTTGCGCATCTTTGGTGGCAATGCCAATCCCGCCGAGCGCCTTACTGGCTTCCGATGCAGGATCTGTAATGCGCTTGGCAAGTTGCCCCATGCCCTTGGCGACACCTTCAATGCTGCTGCCGCTATCCTGCGCTGCCTGCCCAAACCTGCTGAGCGATTCCACGGCCACGCCAGTGCGCTGGCTCATGTCATTCAAATTGTCTGCCGCATCAATCGAACCCTTAGCGATTGCGGTCAGTCCAGCAACAGCCCCTACCGGCAGCAGCGCACCCATCAATCCGCCGATACCCTTGGCAGCCTGTCCCATGCGCCCGAGGCCGCCGCCGACTGCTCCGGCTTGCTTGTTCAGGTTGCCAAGGCTGCGGCTGAGGCCGTCGATCTCGCCCTGGCCTTGAACATCTGCCTTTACCTTAAGGATTGCGTCAAGCTTCACGGCTCACCAGTCGCAGGATTTCAGCTTCGATGATCTGCAGATCGCTCAGCATCGCAGATTCATCCGCCACTGACCGCAGTCTAAACAGCCACGCCACTGCGCCATAGTCCAGCCCAATCAGGCCGCCAGGGCCGGTGCGCCATTGCGTCTGACAGTCGAGGAACACCATCAGCGCAGGCCACGCATCAGGCTCAACCTCGAAGTGCTCAGGTTGGCCGGGCTCAAACCCGACCACGCCAAGCACTGCGGCATCGTCTGCGGTTTTGTCGATCACGCCGCCCTTGACCCAATGCTGAGCGGCGTCTTTCAGTTTTTTGCTTTATTGCCGGTGACGCTCTCGAAGTACGCCACCACAATGGCGCTGGCGACTGCCGGGATGTTCAGCAGCTCAGCCTTGCTGGCAGCAGTGAACGGCAGATCCTCGCCGTCCTCATCCTGCACATTGCTCCAGCCGGCCAGTACCTCATCAGCTACCGATTGGTCGGTCAGCTCAATGCCATCATCGCCGCGCTGCTTTGCCCTGAATAGGTCTTGGATCTCATTGATCCGCGTCTGCGCCAGTCGGTTGAATCGCGCATCAAAGGTCTGCTTTTCGTAGCGCCCGCCATCAATCGGTAGGCGCAACACCACCGGCCACTCATAGGTGGCCGATTTCTTCAGGACAAATGCCATGCAGAATCAGGAGAAGGTGATCGAGACTTCATCGTTGCCGGCGCCGGTCGGGATTGCCACGTAGGGCAGGTTCAGCATTTGCACGCCGTCCTGATCAGCATAGGTCGGGTTGCTGATGTCCACCTTGGGCGCCACCAGCGAGACCCTGTTGCCAGCGGTTGTGCCATGCAGCAGCGTCAGCACGCCGGTGGTGTCGTTGTTGGCGATGGCGAAATAATCCTTCGTGGCGATCGGCACAGCCTCGATCATGCACTCGCCGGATGGCGCCCGGTTGGTAATCATGATCTCCTTCGTGCAACCAACCAGTTCGCGGTAGATCAGCTCATTGGCCATGTCAAGGCTGAGCGACTGCAGGCAGCCGGCATAGCTCAGAAAGCTGAACGTACTGCTGTTGCCCGGCTTGAAGATCAGCGGGTCGGCCTGCGCGGTATAGGTGCTGGCTGGCGCCGCCGTGTCAGTCGGCGCGTTGTAGATCCCGGTGAACTCGAAATCAATAGTCGGGATTGCTCCCACTTCAGCGCTCAGCGAGAATGTGCCGCGGCAGCCGGTGGCCTTATGCAGCACGCCATCATTGTTGTAGTAGATGGTGACGCTATCGAAGCTGCTGCTGACTGGCTTGTAGCCCACATTGGCGGCGATGCTGTAGTTGCTGCTGGCGCCAGGCGTGAAGCTGGCGGTAGTGGCCTGCACCGTTGCCACCTTCGTGCTGCCCACGTAGTCAGTGATCACGCCGGTGCTGCCCGATCCGGTGCCGCTGGTGATGCTGATGATCATGCCAACGTAGGCATCATCCGTAGCGCTGGCGCCTGCCGCCAGGGTGATGCTGCCAGCAGAGCCCGCCGTAGCGGTGCCGGTGACTGCAGAGCTGGTTGTGGTCTCGGCCATGCCGCACGCCTTCAGCAACGCACCAAACCGCGGCGCAGTAGCAGCAGTGCCGGAGCCGGTCAGCTCAATCTGGAAATTGATCAGCACGCGCTGGTTGGCCAGCAGCTGGTCGCTGTTGCCCAGCCATGGCCGGATCAACTCGCGGCTGACGACATCCGACTCAAGCGGTGTGACATCAATCGAGCGGACCAGCAGCGCATCCG